CAGAAATATTTCGACCTTTTTTCCTTAAAAAAGTTGGAAGATTGTTAATAAATTCTTATCTTTATGTATAATTTAAAAACAAAAAGGTTATGGGAACGTTAATTTTAAACGTATTAATTCAATACGGTGCTATTGGATTTATTTGTGCAGCATTTGTGGATCTATCCATTCGTGCAACAAGATCAAGTGAACCATTCACTCTTATGGAGATCTTAGGTACTGTTATTGCTTGGCCTTTGGTAGCAGGTGCTTTCTTAACTTCGGTATTCGAAGATTTTTTCAACTAAAAAAATAAAACGGTTATGTATAGAGATAAGATTAGTATGGCAGAGGCCATGTCTCTTGAGTTATTAGGAGAAATTACAATTGTTGATTCTTCACCAGAGTCTGTTTTGCCCTACCCTAAGGTAGGAAAGAAATGGAAAGAGAACTTTATTACCCTACAATCTAAACACAGACATATATCTCCAGGTAAACTCCTTGACTTTCTTTCGGCAAGATATCTTATAGAGGTATCTGAAGGACAAGTAGATGAGGATACAAATACTTTTTCCTGGAGATATTTCCATGGTATAGAAAATGCTATGGTAAAAGAGAAATCTACAGACAATATCGAGTATGTATATGTCCTTGTGAATCCCGCTTATCCTTCCTTGGTTAAGATTGGAATGACCGTTCATGATGTTCATAGGAGAGTCAAAGGGATAAACGCTACTGCCACGGTAGAGGAGTGGGTTCCAAAATTTGCTCTTCCTGTAAGGAAGGGTAAGGCATTTGAAGTTGAACAGGCCGTTCATACTTTCTTTGCTGGACAAAGAGTAAATTCCGACCATGGCAATTCTAGAGAGTTTTTTACCCTATCACCTTTTACGGCTTTTGATAAGATTCGCGAGGTAGGAGACATGTTCCGGATAGGGGATCCTATTATTTATTAAGAATATATAAAAAATCTTGCGCGGCGATTCTTCGAAAATAATTGTTATTTTAGTTGCCCCCTCCCTTTTTTCTTCGTATATTTAGGTACAATCAAAAAATCATATTATGAAACAGTTACGTATTTTATTTTTATTAGTAGTATCTTTATTTTTCTTTAGCTGTACAGCACCTGAAGATCAAATTCCAACCTGTTTAACTGGGGATTGTAATGCAAATTTCTGGGTTGATACCCAAGGACACCCTGGAACTTACCAAGATAATCTAGGGGTTTGGCATATTAAGCATGCTGGATTAAACTACTTCACTGTAAAAGGTCAATTAACTCCCTTAGATCCTTCTAAAGAGATTAATAATGTTCCTGATGTGGTTACTTGTTTTGATTCTAATTTCTTTTACTTACCAGGGAATATTACTTGGACCTACCCTGTTTATTCGTATTTAGGGCTTTGGTCAAGCAGTCAGATGAATACGCCTATCGCTATTGGAACTCAAACCTATACATTTCCTCAGTTGTCTAATCAAACAACTATCTTTAACTTAGCAGGATATACCATTGAACCGCATTTAGATTGGTACGGAAATCAATCAGTATTGCAGACATATTTCAGTACTAAGTCAAGGTATACGTATACTCCACAGCAGAGTATGGCTTTCTTTCCGGATTTTATAGGAGAAACAGCTACGATTTATATAAATGTATACTTTAGTGATTTACCTAATCCGGTTAAAAAGGAGTTAAGAGTAGTGTTCGAACCTTAAGAGTTGTTTCTTAAAAAAAAAGTTCATAACTTAACCATTATTAATAATATAGATAATAAAAAATATTTTAATAAATAATAATTAATTAAATAATAAAAATGAGAAATAAAGATTTATTCGTACAGAAATTAGAACGTTTCGAAGCAGAGGTTAAGAAAATAGGGTATCATATACACCGAAATGAACAAGCTATCGCTTATGATAAAGTTGAAGAGCTTTTAGAGAAGATAGGAGATCTTAGAACTTTGTTAAATACAGAACACCAAGACTAATGAATCTTTCGGCAGAACAGATTGAAAAGAATTGGGAGAAGCATCTAAAAATAGTAGATACTTTTATTACCGGAGACCGTAAGGAAAAATTAACACATCTTTACTGTTCTTTAGCAGAGGAGATGGTTATGGCTCCTGCTTCCGGTAAACCTACCTACCATAATGCCTTCCCCGGAGGGTATATTGACCATGTCAACCGTGTTGTTCATTGTGCTTTAAAGACAAAACAACTATGGCAAGAAATGGGCTCTACTATCGATTTTACCGATGAAGAGTTAGTTTTTGCTGCTCTTAATCATGACTTAGGTAAAATAGGTTTTAAAGGGCAACCAAACTATCTCCCTCAAACAGATGCCTGGAGAAGAGATAAATTAGGAGAAGTCTATACACATAATAAGGATCTTTCTTTTATGCTTATTCAAGACCGTTCCCTATTTATTCTTCAGCAAAATGGTATAGCTATGAATGAGAAAGAATATTTAGCTATAAAATTACATGACGGATTATATGACGATGTTAATAAACCTTATTACATGACATTCAATCCAGATTCTAAACTAAGAACTAACATAGTTTATATCTTACATCAAGCAGATTTTCTAGCTTCTAAAATAGAATATGATGCTTGGAAAACCTCAGGAGGAACTTCAACACCTAAAGTAGAGAAAACTACTTCTTCAACAGGTAAAAAAGTTAATGCTTCAGAAGGATTAATGAATTTAGTAAAAGGAATTTAATATGGAAATATTATTAGTAATTTTAATATTAGTAGTTTTAATATTGAGCTACACAACTTGGAACCTTCACCGTAAGGTTGTAAGACAAGAAGAGATTATAGAATATCAAATAGGTTATTTAAGAAATGTTGCGTACCTTATTAATGAATCAAAAATTTACGTTGAACAACTAGACGAGAAAGGTATATTTAGGTCTGATGATGAAGTGGGAGTCTTTTTTAACTTTATGAAAGAAATTCAGGAATCTATAAATGCCTACCGTCTCCCAGAAGATTATGGCAAAACCAGCAAATAAAGATAACTACTATTTTACACAAGAGACAGAGGATGCAATTGTTTTATACAACGCTTCCTCTGACCATGTGTTCCGTGATAGAATATTTAAGAGAGATATATACTTCCCTCTTTACAAATTATCAGAGAATATAATTCATACTTTTAAATTTTACTATACAGATGTAAATGATATAGAGGATTTAAAATTAGAAGTAGTAACCATGTTAGTAGAAGAGAAGCTTCATAGATTTGATCCTACCAATGGCGCTAAAGCATTCTCTTACTTTCAAACCATTGTTAAGAGATGGTTGATCAATTACAATAATAAGAATTATAAAAAATTAAAGCAGATTGGTTCTTTTGATGAAATGGAAGATTCTTATGAATCAGATTTCGATACAGAGAACAGTATGCAGATACCTCTTAAAGTTATAGTAGATAAATTTGTAGAAGAGAGTTATGTGAATTTAGGAGAACTTTTTCCTAAATCTCACGAACAGAATGTAGCAGATGCTATTCTTACCTTATTTAAAACTCGATACGATATAGAAATATTTAAGAAAAAAGCTTTATACATCTATATTAGAGAAATGACTGAATGTGAGACTCCTACTCTAACCAAGGTAATTAATAAACTCAAAGAAGAGTTTTACGGAGTTTATCAAAAATATCAAAAAGCAGGATACTCTATCCAATAAATATACCACAGATATTTATAAAATAAACAAAGTATGGGATTAGAGACAACAATATTTGGAAAAAAGACCGTTTCTGATGTTTTAAAAGAAATTTACGACAATTCTAAGAATAAAGAGAAACAGATTAACGCTCTTATCGGAGAGTTAAAACCTCTTGTTGAGAACATAGGAGATGCAACTTTAGTTGTTCCTATGATAAAAGAGTATTTAGAAGTTGGAGTAAAGAATGATGAGCATCTTATTAAAATGGTAGCACTTGTTCAAAGACTAGAAGGAACAAGTAAAGGATCTGAAACAGACTTCTTCAACCCAGAAGAGCTTGCAAAGCTAATGGAACAGAGTGAAGAGTTAGGAAAACAATTAGATAAAAAAGACGGAGAATAATGATAGGTAATAATTATTTTCTAGGAAATAGAATAGGAGGTTTAGCACAGTCTCAAAACGGAGGAGGGTCAGGTCAAGAAGGTCCACTATACGGAAGGGTTGTGAAAATCTCTATAGACGAAAGTACACAAATACTTGATCCTCAAGGAAATACATTACCTATAGGTACTATAATGTATAGGGATATTGCAGCTGAAAAAGAAACAAGTGCAACAGAATACCCTGCATTACCTTTATTCACAAACATAAAACAATTTCCATTACTAAACGAAGTTGTTATACTAATTCAAGGTCCAACATCAGATATTCAGACAAATGTAACTAATAGGGACATGTACTATACCTCAGTGGTTAACCTATGGGGAAGCAGTCATCACAATGCTCTACCGGAACCGAACGTAGACCTTAGTACAATATTAGGTAAGGACGTAAAAGAACTTTCTGATATTAATCCACTATATCCATATCCGGGAGATGTTATAATAGAAGGAAGACAAGGGCAATCTATGAGATTAGGAGGAAATATGTCACCTCAGAACAAATTAGTAGATGTAAGCAACAATGCTAAACCTTTTATATTGATTAGTAATGGTCAAATAAAGACTGATAACGGAATAGATTACATAGTAGAGGATATAAACAAAGATCCTAATTCCCTATATTTTTTATCCGATCACAAAACCACACTTACACCTGCAAATAAGAAGAGAGACTCTTACGACGTAGTACCACTGAGTGCAGATAAGTATATAGGTAATCAAGTAGTTGTAAACGGAGGGAGATTATTTTTTAATGCAAAAGAGGATTCAGCCTTTATATCAGCAAAAGAATCTATAGGATTAAATGCTAGAACAGTTAATTTAGATGCAACAGACTATTTCTGTGTAGATTCTAAGAAAATATACTTAGGAAAAAAAGCTAGAACATCATCAGGGAATGAACCAGTAATCCTAGGTACTCAATTACAGAATTGGTTAGAAACGTTATTAGATACGTTAGAAAACGTAGGATCTGCTATGTCTACAGCTGCTGCAGTAAGTGGAGGACCGGTAACAAATTTAGTTACTGCAGGACCAGAACTACGAGCGGTAGCAAGATCTTTAAAAGCACAAATAAAACAATTTCAATCTAAAAAAGTATTTACAGAATAATGGCAGATGTTAATAAGGGTTTAGAGGATTCAATTCAAAAAGCTAGAGAAGCTCAAGCAAAATTTGAAGAACAGAAGAAAAAGGTTGAAGAACTAAAAGCAAAAGCAGAAGCTGCTGCAAAAAGAGCCAAAGAAATACAGCAAAGGCTAAAAGAGCTTCAAGCAGTATATAAAGCAGGAGGATCAGTTAAAGGAGGTATATCTGCTATAGTAGCCTCTCAAGTAGGTAATGTTAGAGCAATGCTAGTAGTACAGGTACAGAAGAACGTACTTGCGATGTTAAACAAATTCTCTAAAGAATGCCCAGACCCTAAAACCTTACAAAAACTAATAAAAACACGTAATATACTATTAAAAAACGTTACAGGATTACGTAAAAGAGTGCAGAAGTTTAATACAGTTGCAAGAACCTTACAAACAACTGCTACACTAACAAAAGTTTTAATAAAAGTAATTACATCTATACCGCTTCCTACCGCAATAATACCCCCTATGTCAGGAGGAATAGGGGTACCGGTAAGTTTATTAACAAAGTATAGTAACTCCTTAGTAAAACTAAACAAAATATTAGACAAAGTATTAGATGAATCAGGAGCAATAACATCAGTAGTAGGTTCAATAGAACCGCCTCTTCAAACAACAGAAGATCGTTTAAAAAGTATAGATGCATTAATACAGCAATGTATTGACGGAGCTTCAACGCAAGCAGACCTAGCAGCTCTACTATCAACAGCACAACCTAAAGGAAACACAGGTTCTAATTTAGATGGACTAAGTGATACAGATCCAAGATTCTTCTATAAAGGATATAGATTAGAAATTATACAAGATCCAAATTCACCAAAAATAGCTCCAAGAAGGTATGCTATTGCAAAAGATAAACGAGGAGTCACTGTATTAAAAGGTCCGCCATCCTTTAGTTCATCTACAGATGTGTTACTAGATGAAATTAAATTTAGAATAGATAATCAATTACCATAACATAACTATTTATTAATATGAAGTTAGATGTTTTTAAAAAACTGATAAAAGAAGCAGTAAGAGAAGCAGTTCGAGAAGAGTTAGCAGTAGTTCTCTCTGAAGGTGTGATTCCTGCAAAGACACAAGTACAGCAAGTAACAAAGTACGAAAACTACAAACCAGTAGTATCAAGACCGGTACCTACAGGAGATCCTATTATGGACATGTTAAATGAAACAAGAGCTAGTATGACTCAGGAAGAATATAGAGACATGGCTTCAATGACTTCAGATATGGTGCACCCTTCAATGAATCCTATGCAACATTTTAACGCAGGACCGGAACCAGGTATAGATTTAAGTACATTGGATTTTGTAAAAAATGCAGGAGCAATATACAAAGCATCAGTAGCAAAAGATAAAGAAAGATTTGGAGCATAATGGCATTTAATATACAGCAAATAAATCCTCTAGATTTACAACCTAGAAAAGCAGTAGGAGTGGGATTACCTTTCTCCTCTACTTCTGTGTTTAATTCTACATATTCTACCCAAGATGCTTTAAAGTCAAACTTAGTAAACCACTTTCTTACAGAAAAAGGAGAGAGGTATCTAAACCCAGATCTAGGAGCAGGACTAAGAAGACTTCTTTTTGACCAGATGACTGAAGATAAGAAAGGGGAGATAGAAGCAGTAGTGAGAACAGAGATTTCAACCTGGTTCCCTAGCTTACAGGTAAATGAGGTTAGGATTGTAAATTCACCAGATTCCAATACAGTAGTAGTTTACATTAAATACAACGTTACACAAACAAACATACAAGACGAATTGCTAATTAATTTTGAACAATAATGGCTCAAGATAGAGATATAAAATACTTAAATAAAGACTTTGGAGACTTTAGAAGTCAATTAATAGAGTACGCAAAGAATTATTTCCCAGACTCTTACAACGATTTCTCACCTTCATCTCCAGGTATGATGTTTATCGAGATGGCTGCATATGTAGGAGATGTTTTATCATTCTACCAAGATACACAGCTTCAAGAAACATACCTACAGCACGCTAAAAACCCTACCAATCTATATAACTTAGCTTACATGATGGGGTACCGTCCTAAGATAACATCACCATCTACAGTCGATATAGAAGTATCTCACTTAGTAGGAGCGACAGGAGGAGAGCCAAATTGGGATGAAGCACTTTACTTACCAGCTTACACAAGATTAAAATCAACAGTAGCAGACCAGGTAAACTTCTTTATAGATAAACCTATAGATTTTAGATTTTCAAGCTCTTATGATAATACTGATGTAGAAGTAGAAACTTTTAACTCAGGAAATCCTAGTCAGTTTAGGTTAACTAAAGTAGCTAAAGCAATATCAGGAGAAGTTAAAACAGTAACAGAGGTTATTACTTCTGTGGAAAAGTTTAAAACAATTACAATTGACGATGTAAACATAATAGGTATTCAGTCTATAGTAGATTCAGGAGGTAATACTTGGTACGAAGTACCGTTTTTAGGGCAAGATACTATCTTTGTGGATACCCCAAACACAGACCCAGATAAACAATCAGTTCCATATAGCTTAACTCTTCAAAGAGTCCCTAGAAGATTCGTAACAAGATTCAAAGCAAACGGAGAATTACAAATTCAATTTGGAGCAGGAACTACTGGACAAGGTGATGAAATTATCACACCAGATCCTACAAATGTTGGATTAGGTACAACTCAAGGAGTTTCTAGAATAGATTATGCTTTTGACCCTAGTAATTTTCTTTCAACAAGAACTTATGGGCTTGCACCATCAAACACTACACTCATTATCACATATTTAATAGGAGGAGGGGTACAAGCAAACGCTCCTGCAAATACAATCAATACAGTTGTAGCACTAGGAGGACAACCTACAGATAGTATTGTAATCCCACCAAATAGTCCTGTACAATTAGGTACACTTTCATTTAATAATAACTTAGCAGCTGCTGGAGGTAGAGATGGAGATACAGTTGATGAATTGAGAGAGAATTCATTAAGAGCTTTTAGTGAACAAGGAAGAGCAGTAACCTTACAGGATTATACAGTTAGAGCTCTATCAATGGATACAAAATACGGATCAATTGCTAAAATATATGCAACACAAGATCAGTTGACAAATCCTAACAGCAGTACAGATAGTATAATAGACAGTAATCCACTATCGTTATCACTATATACATTATCGTATGATAATAATAAAAACTTAATAAACAGTACCAGTACGTTGAAGAGTAATCTAAAAACATACCTATCTGAATACATGATACTGTCGGATGCAATTAATATAAAAGATGCTTTTATTGTAAACATAGGAATTAATTTTGATATAATAGTAAAACCAAACTTCTCAGGTAGAGATGTATTGCTAGCTTGTACAAATAGAATAAAAGATTATTTTAATATAGCAAAATGGAATATCAATCAGCCTATTAATCTGTCAAGTATTTACACTTTACTAGATCAAGAGAAGGGTGTACAGACAGTACAGAATATAGCAATAGTAAACAATGTAGGAGGAACTTACTCACAATATGCATACGGAATTGAAGGAGCAACTAGAAATAATATAGTATACCCTTCTTATGATCCATGTATATTTGAAGTAAAATACCCAGATATAGATATTAAAGGAAGAATAACAACATTATAAGATGGCAGTATATAGAATATTTCCCGAAAAAGACACATTTATCTCCAGTGAAGCTTCTTCATCTAATGCAGGATTGGATGAAATAATTGAATTAGCAAGCTACTCCGGTGTTACAGGAGTAGGAGAAGCAAGCCGTATTCTTATACAGTTTAGCTCTACTGAAATTGCAGATGTTATCGATAATAAGGTAAAAAGTAATAACTATAGTGCATCTCTAGGTTTATATCTTGCCGATGCTTATCAAATACCGGTAAATACTACAATCTACACCTACCCAGTCTCTTCCTCTGCAGTAGGAGGATGGGATAACGGTATAGGTAAGTATGGAGATGTTGCTACAAATACATCAGGAGTTTCTTGGATTTTTCAAAAATCAGGACCAGGAACACCTTGGATAACATCTGGATATCCGGTAGGGGTAACAGGGTCTTTCTCAGGATCTAAACAAGGAGGAGGAACTTGGTATACAGCTTCAGGAGCAACTAACCTTGAATTCACCCAGTCAAATCCTATGAACTCTACATACGATATTGATATAAATGTAACACCGGCTGTAAAGCTTTGGAATGCAGGAACAATCGGGAATAACGGGTTAATACTAAAGCTCTCTGATGCTTTAGAATTTAATACAACTTCCTCTGTAATACTCAAATACTTTAGTGCAGACACGAATACAATTTATCCTCCGTATTTAGATTTTAAATGGGATGATAGTGTTTATAGTACGGGAAGTCTTTCTGTTCTTTCAAATAGTATTTCAACTATTAATATTACAAACAATACAGGGAAGTATACAAACTCAGGAAAACAGAGATTTAGAGTTTCTGCAAAACCAAAATATCCAGTAAGAACATTTACTACTGGTTCAGTATACTTAACTAATTATGCACTTCCATCAGGATCATACTGGGGATTAAGAGATGAGAATACAGAAGAAATGATTATTGATTTTGATAATAATTTTACAAAAGTGAGTTGTGATGGTCAAGGAGGGTATTTCGATATGTATATGGACGGCTTGCAACCGGAGAGATATTATCGTATATTAATAAAGACGACTTTAGATGGAAGTACAACAGTAGTTGATAATCAAAATATATTTAAGGTAGTTAGAAATGGGTAACGATGAGTGATATACAAATACAAAAGACAGTTTTTAATGCTACAGATTTTAGTAGAGTAGTTGATAATACTTTTAGAACCTTCACACAACCGGTACCTGAAGAAGATTTAGATACCCCAGAAGAACTGTTTAGATTATATGAGAAACTTTACTTCGAAATAGATGTAGAGGGTGAGACAGATTCTCACGAATACCTAATAAGAAAGAGTTCAGAATTAATAAACTTCGATAGAGTTACAGAAGATATACAACCGCTATTAGATGAGATAGCACAATTAAGACAAGAAAATCTAGCACTAAATCAGCAGATAATAGAACTAGAAGCAAACACATAGTAGATGGCAGATATAATTTATACAGTTAATCAAGATTCACCAGAAAGTATAATCGGGTTTGAACAGTATTCTCAAGAAGATAGAGCATTAGTAGATTCCTTTCAGATCAATAGTACATTTAATCCAACTAGAGATTTCTCTGAATTACATATACTATCTCTTTCTGATGAATTATTAGAAAGTATTTACGACTACAGAGGGTATAAACAAGCACCAGCAGCACAGTCTGCAGGACAAGATGGAACATCTGCTATAACTATAGACCCTATTGAAGATAGTAAAGCTAACGGGTACGGGGAAGGTGGAGTAAAATTACTTTACCACTTCTTAAGCGATTTATATACTCAAGATAGATCTAAAATAAATTTCTATATTCAAGATATATCGGCAGATAGAACAGAGTTAAGCCTATCAACATTAATACTATCTTCAGAAGAAGTATTAACACTTACTTCTGCAATTAAAACTAAACTTCAAAGTCAATCATACTTTGAAGGATTCAGGTTGAATTTCCAAGAAAATGATTTATTCATTGCAATAAACATTGATACTTTAGATTCACCTACAGGAACTGTCGTTGTTGTAAAACTATACGAACCTTTACCAGATACCTATGGAATAAAGAGTACATTAAATATAGTAGAGGTAGTATCTGATTCACTAGCTTACGAGATAGATGCAGAGATAATAACACCACCAACTGTAGCGCCTACTCTACGATCTCCTAACTTTAATATTGATTTAGTAGATGATAGTGTAATTCCAACAAAATACTACAACTACGATGAACTACTAAGCTATCCAGTAAATAATACTAATAGCCAAATATACTCAGCAGTTAGTGAAAAAAGTATAGACATTAGTATAGATCACTCAGATTTTAGTAACTTCGTACATTTTTCTTCTGCACAAGAAAGACTATTGAACTTCAAATATAAACTAGACTTACTAACCAGCTACTCTGCAAGTATAGCTTCAGGATCAAGTGCAACAACAGGGTTACAGGGTATATCAGGAAGTAGAGAATACTACCAGAATTTAATGACTGGAGTTGTAAGTAATTTTGATCATTACGAGAGATTCTTATACTATGAATCAGGAAGTAGTTCTTGGCCAAAAGTAAATAGTACTAAGCCGTATATTAATGAACAGACATACTTACCAGGTACATTAACACCAAACCCTGTAGTAAGTACATGGTATTCTAATGAAATTAGTAATGCAATTAATTACGATAATACAAACTACAACTCATTAGCATACAGCATACCTACCTACCTTAGAGACGATGCAAACAACGAAAACTACCTAACATTTATCTATATGATAGGTCAGCATTTCGACAACTTATGGCTATACTCAAAAGCAGTAACAGATAAGTATGATGCTGATAATAGACTTGATAAAGGAATTTCAAAAGACTTAGTAGCAGAAGCTTTAAAGAATTTTGGAGTTAAACTATATACGTCAAATAAGTCAGTAGAAGACTTGTTTAGTACTTTTATAGGGCAAGCTTATCAATCTGGAAGTGAAGACATAAACAATTATATAACAGGGTCTCTTACAGGATCTAACACACCTATACAACCTTACTCAGTAGATAATTACCAGAAAGAAGTTTATAAAAGAATTTACCACAATCTTCCTTTACTTTTAAAATCAAAAGGAACTGAAAGAGGCTTGAGAGCATTAATTAACTGTTTTGGAATACCTTCAGATATCTTTGATATTAAAGTATATGGAGGAAGAAATGTGAACGAAAGACCTTTCTACGGAGATTATAGATACTATACAAGTTCTTTAGATAAAGTAAGACTTGATAACACCGGTAGTATAGTTGCAGGAAATACACTATCTCAATATACCTCAGTAGTTAAAAGAGAGTACAAGTATACAGATGATTTACATTCAATTGAGTTAGGATTCTCTCCTACAGATAATGTGGATAATTATATTATTTCTAAATCACTATCAACAACATCCCTAGCTTCTTTTAATATAGACGACTATTTAGGAGATCCAAGAAATCTATACTCAGATAACTATAGCACATTCACACCAGCAGGGAGTATATCAGGAAGCTTAGTACAATTAACAGATCAAATTATGAGCGGATCAGATGCTTATAATGTACAGGATTTTGTTAGATTAATTAAATTTTTTGACAATACTATCTTTAAAATGGTTAAAGATTTTATACCTGCGAGATCAACAGCAGCTACAGGTATAATAATTAAACCACATTTATTAGGGAGATCTAAAGCTAAATCAGTAATACTATCAGGATCAAGACCGGAATATACAGCTTCAATTGATACAGCATTTACAGAAGGAGGGAACGGCGGAGCTTTTATTTCTAGAACACAGGGGATAGTGGATGGAGAATTAAATACATCGTACAACCAGAATGTACAGACACCATTTGGTATAGCTATCGTTAGTTCCTCTAATCATCAACAAGCTAGTTATAACGGAGAACTTAGAAATAGTAGACTTACAGTAACAAATGGAGAACTTAATAGAGCAAACTTATTCAAGATACCATCATTCTTTGGAAATACCTTTGACATAAACAGATGGTTGAATAAGGAAGGGGTTTGTATATTAAAACCATATAGTACGTTAACAAATGTAAACGGAGAAATATACTACAGCAGTAGTAACAATACATACTATCTAAATTCAGGAAGCTGGAGCAATGCAGCATTATTCTCAGGATTATCTGCAACATCAATGGTATATGAAATAACTAGTAGCAATATCCCTACAGCTAGTTTTCAATTTCCTTTTAACACAGATAATTATGCAAACTACACTACACATTCTTTAACTGCTTCAAATACAGGAGTAGAAGGAATATGTACATCATCTGTTAATATACAAGTTGCAGTGTGTGATGTTGATATTACAAGTAATTTTAGAACAAGTGTTAAGAATGCACCGGAGGAATACAACGTTACTTCATGGTTTGTAACAGGATCTCAGAATCTTTCATCAAATATGAACCTAACCATAGTAAAGAACCCGGGGCAGGTATCAATATACAATAACCTACTTTCAAATGCAACTGCATCAACCTTCCCAGGACTCTCTACAGATACATATACACTGACAGTACAGGATACGAAAATACCATTAACATGTACATATACTTACCCGGTTTCAGCAGGTATTTGCAGTGTACTCCCTCAGCAATTTGACACAACAAATCGAAACTTAATCTGGTATGAAGGAACAAATATGGGAACAACAATAGTAGGGCAAGGCGGTCCTACAGTGCTCACACCATATAACTACGGATTAGCAGCCTATTTTGTAGGAGTAAATCCAAATGAACTGGAATATAAAATACAGATATCTAGCCTTTTTGAGGGTGTATTAGCAGAAGCAACCGTAACACCGCCAAACAGTACTACTGTCTTTACATCCGGAACAGGTACATTTTTTCAAATGCCTGGCTATCAATTTAATATGTTTAGGTATGTCTGGTCGTATGGACCGACAGTCACCCCTCAAATTCAGGGAAATGTAGCGTTATTTAAAATAGAATATACACCAGAGTTTATAGCTATCTTTGGAACAGCATTTATAAACGCTCAAGAAGTATTCTCAGGTAGGTTAAGTGTTAGAATAACTGCAAACGAGCAACCGCCAGACTGTACACCATACGTAACACTCATACCACCAGCACCAATCCGCGAAAACGAGGATCCATGCTGCTTTATAGGAAGTACTTTAGTAACATTACCAGACTATACACAAGTACGTATTGATAGTCTTAAAAAAGGAGATGAAGTATTGTCTTATAATGAAAATACAGGAGAAACATTAACTAGTAAAGTAGTTACATTCTCATCTCCTACTAAGAAGGATATCGTTAAATTTACATTAAGTAACGGTACAGAAATAGAAGCAGCTAGAAATCACCCACTATGGGTAGTAGGAAAAGGATGGAGTTCATATGCTCCGGATATTACTATGAGAGACCATAAATTAGAAGTTGCACAGCTATCTGAAGGAGATATGCTTTTAACACAAGAAGGATTAGAGGTAGAGTTACTTACAATGTATCTTGATGAAAATAGAGAGTATGAAATAGTTTACAATATAGGATTGGACAACCATTATACATATTATGCAAACGGGATATTAGCACATAATAAAGGAGAAGACGATCCAGGTCGAACTTACTGTTCTGATTCATACGACGATGGCTACGATCCTGATCTAGGTAACCCTATACCGTAATTAAATAAATAATAAGAAGTACTATAAGTAAAAATGGCAAACTTAACACAACAGGAGTTTCTAGACATAGCAGACCTATACCCAGGAGAGATTAATATATGGTGTACGGAAGGTATCCCCGTACAAGTACTTGGAGTAACAATTCCATTCAGAGATAACGAATCAAATAATGTAGAAAGTACTCTTGAACAAGTGCAGACTATAACACTTCCGGTAGATAATGATGCAAACTCAACAGTAGAATTAATTATAAACTCTAGGGTTATTAGGGGAATAGCGCCATCTAGGTACTATTTCTTTATAGTACAGAATAGGGAAATAACACCGTATGTATCTCCTATAGAGAACGAACAAATACAAGACGGAAGAGTAATACTACTACCAAACCTAAGAGGAGGAAGTTTTTATGTTAGTGAGTATAATGTGACTTTAAACACAGCACAAAACAGTAGGGTTTCCGATAACATACTGGAAAGAACATCAACCACCTTTGCAGCCGTTCAAGACAGCCTATACTCAGATACAGGATGGATAAATGCAAGATATGAAGGAAGTATTACAAATAGTCAGACATATTCAAGTATCGACTCCGCTATATTAGGATCAGCATTTCAAGGAACATATTATCCGATACAAACACCAGATGTAGAAATAAGTAACATAGACGTATCTGAAAGATCTTATTTGGAGTATTTTCACACAAGTCCAAAGACATACCCTTCTTATTCTATAGAAACACCTCCACTATTTTCTGTAACAGCAATTGCATCACCTTCCGCCTCATACCTTGTTGTAACTCCAGATCAATTTATAAAGCCGTTCAAACAATACCAGCCAGGAGATTTATTAGAATTAGCAGAGGGAACTGAGGTTTTAAAAGTAGATGAAATGTATAGGATAAATGCTCAGAACGAATATGCACTAAACGTAACAAGAGGGTGGGGAGATACAGAAAAACAGGAAATATTAGTGAATAATTACCTTTTCAAAATTAACAGTATTAGGATATTTGAATTAGAAGGAAATAAACCTTCCCCGGTAAAACAGGGTAAGATAAGGATAAAAGACACAGGATATATAGTGTATACAGACCTACTGGGTTATGTAATATCAGGAAGTACACCGCCACTTATTTAGTGGGTTTTTTTAGAAAGTATAAAATCATATATTTATTAACAAAAGTAATAGACAATGGGATATTTGAATAATTCAATCGTAACAGTAGATGCGATTTTAACAAAAAAAGGTAGAGAACTACTTGCAAGAGGAGACGGTTCTTTTAAGATCACACAATATGCTCTAGCAGATGATGAAATTGATTATACACTGTATAATCCAAGCCATCCATCTGGATCTGCATTCTTCGGAGAAGCTATCGAAGCTATGCCTCTATTAGAAGCATTTCCTGATGAAACTCAAATCATGAAATATAAACTTACAACTCTTCCAAGAGGAACTGCTAAGTTACCAATTCTAGATTTAGGATATGCAGCAATCAGATTAAAACAAGGAGCATCACTTGCTATTACTCCTCAAACATTAAATTACTTAGGATCTTCTCAAGCATTTGAAGCTGGAGGATATGTAGCAACTATTGCAGATGCTAGAGTTCTAAATACATTTAATGGGGTAGGGATCAATACTACAGAAGCTGAAAGACTAAACTCAACTACAACTTTAGGAACAAACGTTTCTAAAACAGTAATTGGAACTTCAATCAACTTAACAGCTACAACAATTAATACATTGTTTGGAGAAAATCAAACATTACAAACAACCATTACAGTAATCGGAAGAGATTCAGGAGCAAGATTAACAATCCCTGTAACTATTGTAAAAGTAAATCAATAATAAGATATGTCATTCAAAAGATTAGACCCAGAAGATATTACAATAAGTGCTGAATCAGTAGTAGCACCAGCATGGTCAGGACAGCAAACACAATTAACCGCTTTCTTCACTTCTTCAGACCAAGTAGCAAGTAATACAGGTAACTATTATTACAGTATATATAACCTAAGCCCAACCGCTACAGGAACAGCAGTACAATTTGCTGCAGCTTACGGTAACAGAGTAGGGTCAGGTTCGGTAAATATAAACGGAATTGCAGGAAAATCACCTTCTGCTATAACCTATGGACAGTATAGAACACTGGTTAACGGGGATGAAGATACAGATTTCACTTTTGGAACAACCATTCCAAATTCTGTATATGTACTGTCTGTAAATAGAGCTCGATATAAGGAGAAATTACAGCCAGGTACACTTAACTTGACACTAGTATCTGGTTCTAATGCAATCAAACTTACCGATAACAGTAAAGACTTAACAACAGTATCTTATACAGATTCAGGAAGAGTTTACGATATAGTATCAGGATCAGACGGAAGTGCGTTCACAGGATTAACAACAACAGGGTTTACACCTAATTCAGGTTCATACGGTAAATTTTTACCAGACGTAGGGCTTATAGTACTTAACGGAGAAGCTTTAAAAGCTCCAGCAGTTGGCGGAGGAATAGCAGCAATATTAAACGAAAGTAATAACAGTGATACGCCGAGTAATCTAGACTTATTTTACTCTATGTTAACACAGGGAAGTTTATTCTCAGTAAGATCTGAAGAAACTATTTCTTCGAACTATGTATTTATCCGAGTTAGAAATAGTGAATTTAACTACTCTACTAATCCATCAAACATAACAGGATCAGGAGAATTAAGACATGATGTAATGATTAATAACCCTCAAACATATGTTACAACAGTTGGATTATATAATGACAGTAACGATTTATTAGGAGTTGCAAAATTATCAAGACCTCTATTAAAAGATTTTACAAAAGAAGCTTTAGTAAGAATCAAGTTGGATTATTAATGAATGAGTGCTTACAAAAAACTAAACAAACAAGACGCTTATATAACTACCTATGTTGCCCATAAACAATGGGCAATGTCCGGTAGCCAATTTAGTACCTATGGAGTTACTACTAATAACTACGTACAGGGTGTAACTCTTAATAGCCTACAACAATTATACTATCCAACTAAGATATCAGGAAGCGCTCCTAGTAGTAGCTTTGATTACTACCCACAAACAGCACTACATCAATCACAGTCTAGAGAACTAACAACAGGGTCTTTTGTAATAAATGTACCTAAAACTCTATTTGGAACAGCAATAAAGCCAAAAGATGGATTTGAAATATCAATAGAAGCAAGTGATTTCGGAATAATTCGAGGAGTAGTTGAAGACTATATTGCAGACGATTACTTACAACCTTACGAGACATTCGGACGAATAAGATTTCCAATAGATATTATTATTTTTGATCCTATAATAACATCTTACAGTATACTTGACAATGGAGAAGGTCAACTCTACGTATCTGGAAGCTCTCCTAGAAAATATGTAGGAGATGTTATATACCCGCACGGGATGATAATTGTTACAGATCCTGCGTACGCTTCTTTATTACAAAACGCTTTTAGTCTTAAGAGTAAGTATGTTATAGATAGGACAGTTGTAGTAAACTTGCAGTTTAAATCAAGTCAACCGATATTTACACATAACTACCACTGTAAAGTAAGAGAGTCAGAATATAACTTTACATATAATCCTTCCGCATTATCAAGTTCACTTAAGACAATTTACGATAATACAGATACAGTTTATAAAACAAATACAGCTGTTGCAGGAGGAGAATTAAACAGTAATGTAACAGGAAGTACTTTTCAACCATACATTACAACAGTGGGATTGTATAATGATGCAAACGAACTTATAGCAGTAGGTAAAACAAATAGACCAGTTCCGAAATCTGCTAATACGGAAATGACAATAATTGTAAAAATAGACATTTAAAGATATGGCAATCACATTAAGAACAGTAACAGGATCGGCATTGACATTCGATCAGCTAGATACAAACTTCTCCTCATTTTTCTACTCAGCATCATATGCTGGTGGAACTATAACACTGTTTACAACAGGAAGTGATGATACAGGAAGTGCAATACCAGCACCAGCAAGTATGTCTTTTACAGTCCCAATTGTCTCACAATGGACAGGGAGTGCAGGAGTTTCAACTACAGATAGTCAGATTCAAATAACAGGATCACTAGTAAATGGAGCAGGAAGTATTTCTGCACCAAACAATAGATTCTCTCACGGAGAAGGATTTTCAGCAACTGCAACAGGATTATACTCACACGCTGAAGGTGTAAACAGTCAAGCAACAGCAACAGGTTCACATGCTGAAGGATGGACAACGGTAGCTTCAGGAAGATACGCACATTCGGAAGGAACCCTTACAGCAGCCTTCGGAACAGGTTCGCATACAGAAGGATATGCAACTTCTGCTTCAGGAGAATACTCACATGCAGAAGGATGGGCAAATGTAGCATCAGGAGCTTATTCACATGCCGAAGGGGGGTTAAGTGTAGCATTAGGAGATTATTCACATGCTGAAGGAAATAACGGAACTTCTATAGGAATTGCTTCACATGCAGAAGGTAAGGGTACTTTCTCTACAGGACCTTATTCACATGCTGAAGGATTTAATACAAATTCAACAGGAAACAGTTCTCATGC